ATGTACCACCGCCACCACCGCCTCCGGATGTTATTGTGCTAAATATCGAAGGATTGCCATCATTTCCAGTGACCCCCGCTGCCCCACCAGTAACTGCAATACCACCTGCACCGACAGTAATATCGTGTGTTCCCGCGGCTATTGATAAAACGCCTTCCCTGTATCCACCAGCACCACCACCGCCAGCAATAAGACTTCCGCCGCCACCGCCACCTCCAATTACAAGATACTCAACCGTAGTCGCAGTAGAAACTGTAAATGTTCCAGAGTCATTGAAGGTATGGATAGTCTTACTTCCAGAAGTTGTGATCGTCCCACCTGTGGCAGAAATAAACCCGCCCGTGTTGAAGGCAATATCACCAGAAGTAGACTCTATTTTATACGCTGGAACTGTCGTCCCTATCCCAACATTCCCACTAACAAAAACATTCCCCGTTACCGTAGTCGTTCCAAGCCCGACAGCCCCGGAGATGGTTGCTGTTCCGACTACGTCTAATTTACGGGTTGGAATTGTTGTGCCGATGCCGACGTTGAGCGTCGATACCGTTTGACCTGTTGAGGCTGTCCAGCCGGAGTTACTGTAAATCTCTGAGTCAATGTTAAGGGTAGCTGTCCCGTCGCTATTATCAGTCAATGACCCACTCGGCACATTAAACTGATACGGATAGACACTCGTTGTTCCATCAGAAATATTCAATGGTGCGTTCTCGTACCTGATCGGATCGGCATTAACCCCAATAGCGCATAGAAGCAAGGCACAAGCCATCCATGACCTCTTAATGCGGTACAGCCACCTTGTCCTAGATTTTAACCATATCCAAATGTTTTTATACATTGTCAACCTTTTGTGGTATGCTTTTATTAACTGAAAGGAACGATATGTGGTTAGCCATATTCTTACTCGGTCTTTTAATAATTGTTTCAAATCGCTAGTCATCTGGTAAATTCAGTTGCCTGACGACCTGCTCTATATACTTGGCTTGCTCCACCTAACCCACCAATTCCAAGTATCCCCAAAGCCCATCCAACCTTCTTATTCATTGATGCCCGTGTCGCTTCATAATCCTTGACCTTGTTCTGCTTCATAACCAAATCATTAACCGTATTCTCAATGTCTTTTACGGTACTTGCCTTCTGTTTACCTAAAGCACGAATGGTTGACGTAACATCACCCACGCCTTCGCCCATTGCATTGCCTTCTTCGAGAAGAGATAACAGTTTTTGTTCTCCAATAGATAAGTCTTTCTTTGCAGTATTTTCCGCTACCTTTGCTAACCAAGACGAACCCTGTCCTTCTTTAAACTCTAAATATGGATTAAATATGCGTCCGGCTTCTTGTCTTGCCTGTGCAATGGGTTTGTAGTCGGCATTAAGCTGTTTGAGAGATTGAGCGACTTCCGACGACACTTTGCTTTCAAGAAATTGACCATAATGTTCTTTAGTAATCATGGCGGCTAAATCTTCGGGGGAAACTCTCTGTCCAGATTTAAAGGTAGCTCCTGTTTTTTTCATTACTTCACGGATGGAAGCATTAAAATCTTTAAACGGTATTAAATCTTGTGATAAATCTTGAATAGTCTTTGTTCCTTTTTCAGAAAGAATAATTGAAGGTTCTCCTTCTAGTGGATAGCCTTTTAATATTTCGTCAACCTTGTCGTATGCTTTACCAATATCCAGTTGTTTAGATATAGCTTCTTGCTTTATACCAGAAACAAATTCATGCGCTTCTTTTCTTGTGATTTTTCCTGTTTCATCAGCAAACTGAGCAATTTCTTCAAGTCTATCTCCATATTCTTTAGAAGCCTTTTTGAAAAACGGAGGTAATTTAGAATGAACAAAAGAAGCCGCTTTTTCTGATTCAGAGAATATGGCGTTATCAATTTCTTTCTTGAAATTCCCCAATTTGTCTTTTGCCTTGACGACGGCTTCCCCAATATGGTCTGCAAGCCTTGTCATTGGTACTTTAACGCCTTCGGCTGTCTTGCCATATTGAGCCTGTAATGCCTTTAACTCACGACCCATAGCCATATATTGACCCGGTGCTTTCCAAAGACCAGTATTGGCAAGCATAGCTCCTGCACCTTTAGCGACCGCACCGGGGATCCCGCCAACCATTCCAAGACCCATTCCTGCGCCTTTAGCAATATCTCCTGTTTCAGCCGGGACATTCGTTGTTCCAGCCATTTGATAAGGAATGTCAGTTGCCCCTGCCGTAGCGGTATTCAGGGCTGTGTTTATTCCACCGACAATTTCCTTGCCAGTATTTGCCAAGCCTTTGCCAGCGACCGCCAGCGGAGAAGCCTCGCCCTGAAGCCTCTTTTGCTCTTTAAATGCTACTTCAGACGCTTGGCGACCTTCGGCTTCGGTTGCGAACATTTGTGGCTTAAACGCCTTAATAGCGTCAACTGTAGTGCCTTCAGAAGCGATATACCCGTCAATATCTTCTACGGGGGCGTTCATTGATGCCATTTTGGCAACATTCTCTTTAATGCGGGCTAGGTCTGCCATATTATTTCAATCCATATATTGACTTGTAATCCGTTACTTTCGCCGCCCCTTTTGGAGCAACAGATTCTTCATCACCATAATTCGGCAACTCAACACCAAAAGCATCCAATATTCCTTGAATGTCTTTTCTTGACCTCAAATGTTTAATTCCTTCAGGACTTGCCCCAGCTAAAGCAAATTCAATGAATTGCTTAGTAGCCGCAATCCGCTCATCATCTGTGAGCCCGGATTGCTCAACAACGTCTATTGCGCCTTTCTGTTCTGATTCGGAAAGATTCCCGACCTCCCCAAAAGCCCGAATCATGTTTATAGCCATTGGTCTAATATTCTTCTGAAGTGCAACAAGTTCTTTATTATCAATCAGCCCTGCCTTTGCCGCCCAAGAAGACGTTGCCCCAGAAATGCGCTGTTCTAATGGCGTTTTATCGCCTGAAGGTAATGCTTTTTTAAATTGCGAGTTTATTATCTCTAAACGTTTAACCGCCGACGCTAACTTGTCAGATGTTTCAATGTTTTTACCGATAGCCTTCCCCTGTGCTTCTGAATAAGAACGCTCTTTAATCTGTTCCGGTGTCATAACGGCTTTATACGTCTTGCTACCATAAGGAACAGAGGCTTTTTGCTCCACATCCCCAGTAATTGGATTCAAGGTGTATATACCGATATCTTCACTCTCGGGCTTGTATCCAACACCGCCTTTCGTGCTTACTGTTGGCTTATATCCTTTCGGGGCTATTCCCATTGCCCGTGTTAATTTTTCAGCGGCATCTTCAGCTGATAATTCATTCTCTTTTGACTTAAGGCTTGCCTCACCAGAACTAGATAAACTTACCTCAAGACCTTTCGCCGCTTTTTCATCAAACACCGTTTCGCTTCTACCTTTTGGAACAGGGATTTTATACGCACTGTGTAATTGTTTAAGAAAGGCGACCTTCTGTTCCTCAGAAGAATCAGGAGCAATATTAAACTTTACTTCTGACCCGTTCTTCTGTCCGAAGGACTTGAGCGATTCTTCTAATTCCGACGCAGACGGCTCAATATCTTTCTCTTTTACAATTCCAAATTGTTTAAGAAAGTTATGAGCAAACTGCTGTTGAGCCTGTTGCTTCTTTGACTCTTGTTGCTGTTCTAAACGAAGCAGTTGACGCTTCTCCTCAACAGGGTCACGTCCTGCCTCCATACCGCTTGCTAATGTAGCTTGAAATTCGCCTGCCATATAATTATCCTCCGAAAAGACTTGCGCCAAAGTTTCCGCCAGTGGCGGCTGTTTGCAATGCGTCAGCCCCAGTATTAATAGCCGATTGCTGTTGTTTCCGTCCTGTCTGAATCATTGCATAGGCATCACCAAGACGAGCCATTTGAGGGGCTACCTGTGTAGGCAATACGCCTAAAGCCTGTCCTGCCTGTCTTGCCATGGCGTTCTGACCATAGCCCTGCTGTGTGTTATACAGGTTTGATATGTTTGCTAAATTCGTCTGCCCCGTACTTTGAATAGTATCAGCCATACCAGCACCACGGGTTAAAGCCTCTGAACGATACGCCATCCTATCTTGGGCTTCTTTAATTGCAAGGTCAACGCCAGCTCTCCCCATGCTTTCGATATTAAGACCCGATTTAAGCAGTCCACGTCGTTGCATTGATGTATTTACGAAGTCCTCAGCCGCCTTCAATGCCGGGTTTAACTGGCTTTCATAGGTGGCATAAGGATCTTTCAAATCGGCAAGCGTTGTGTCATAAAGGCTTTTTCCAATCTCTCCTGTTTGCTGAAGGTATTGCTGTTCAGGCGTTGCATAACCTTCTGGCATCTTTCCAAGACCCACCTGTCCTTTATAAACCTGCTCGATCAATTTTCCAATATCAAACGACCCGGAATACTGCTCGCTTTCAGCGTCAGTCATCTTTCCACGGTTATATGCTTCATTAGAAAGCTTATCAATAGATTCCTCAGCACCTTTTCTTGCGCCGCCGCCTTTAGAAGAATTCATTACACTTCCGACAATATCGCCTAAGAAGCCCATATATCACACTCCCGATTTATAAAGCATTAAGGTTAAAGTCTTTATCATAATTCCTCAACTATCTCTGTGCCAACAATAGACCACAACATACGGCATCAGGTTCGTGTGCGCTTCGGCGGCGGACGTTCCACCTGTTGACCCTGTATTCCCTCCAGCATCCAAACCATTGCTTCCAGAGTTGTTATTTCCTCCGGCAACATTAAGAAGCGTTCTGGAGTCTTGAGCATGAGTATGCGCTGGTAGCCCACTCTGTGCCGCTGTCAAGGTAACCGTAGAAGCACCGCCAGTAGCGGCGGCGGCATAAACAGCGTCTGACGTTCCCACCCCTATCAATACACGACCTTCCGCAAAAGCTGTCCAAGTCCCAAAGCCAAATAACGCTGCCGGATTCGTCGATACGGTTGATATATAAATCGAGCCGACTGGATAAATCTTCTCCATCGCACTGTCAGATAAATCGTCACCTACGATAGAGTCTGTTAATTCCAAGAAAGGATAGTTAATCGGAGTCGCCGCCCAAACGCCCGTCGTTACTGTCGCTAGATTGTCAATATCAATATGCGAATGGCTGTTATACTTCGTCTGGACTTCATTATTATTCGCATTGTATTCAGCCGAAGCAATTACCGCATTAGCCACCGCAGGGTATGAAATGCTCACCGAGTTAGACGGGTTGGCAAGGCAGTTAAGTTGAAGTCCGAATATGATAGCTAAAGTTAGGAATAGTATTTTCATAAGAATCCTTATTTTGTTGCTACATAAAAAACTGTAAAAGCCGCACTCGCATCTGATCCTGCGGCAGTCGTCCATGCTATAGTAAATCCATCCGCACCCATAGATGAAACTGCCCCTGACTCTGAATAATTTGCACCGCCAAGTTGCTGAACTATTGAATATGTCGTGCTTGTTCCTGCCCCAGCTCCACCGGATGTATATGTACAGTAATTCGCATTGTTTGTTCCATATCCACCATAAGAGTAATTGTTTGTACCATAAGTAGGAACAAAAAACATAATTGATGTCGGTTGAAATCCAACTCCTGTATAATTGACAGAACCACTTCCTGTGCCCGGAGTTCTTGAGAATGATCCAAACTTTACAGATGGAGTGTATGTGGTTACTGTCCCCCAACTGCTCGCACTCCCATTCGATGTAAGAAATTTTCCACTTGCAGACCCTTGAGACGGAAGTAAAGCATCAATCGCCGCCTGTGCTGTTGTTTGACCAGTACCTCCATTTGATACGCCAAGAGTTCCAGTTATTGCTGAAGTGTTGACTTTACTAGCCGTTGTAATCGTGGCGAGCTTGCTATCAGCAATAGCGGCAGATGCCGAAATGTCTGCATTAACAATTTTGCCTGTTAAATTCAGTTTCGTGTAATCAATCGTAGTCGAAGATGAAATATCAGCATTGAGTATCTGTCCTGCTAAATTCAGCTTGGAATATTGGATGTTAGCACTGGCAGACACAGCGGTATCAGTTACGGAATTTGCAGCCAATACCTCAACACCGTTCTGTAAATATGAATAAAGAGAAATCTCATTCGTATTGACCTGTGCTGAAGAAATTGTTTGACCTGCCACATAGTTGTAAGTCCGACTTGGTGCGGAGGCATAACAGGTGCCTTGAGCAATTATCGTGGCGTATAACGCAAATAAGAGGGCTGTTTTTTTCATATTACTCCAAGATTTACGCCGAGCCATGTTTTTCCATTAGGACTCGACACGTTTATCATTAAACTGAACGTCGCACCGTTCTTATACAAAATCATATCCCCATAATCCCCTAATCTAACCCCTGAAGGGTTGCTAACAACAACAGGAAGACGATTAAGATTATTTCGTAATGTTCTAACGTATTCATAGGTCGCCTTGTCAATTATCTTCGGCGGCTCTGGTGTTGCGAAGCCGAGAGAAGATATCAAAACCAAACAGATGCTTATTGACATTAACCAACGCATAGAATATAATCCTTATTATGAAAACGAAAATCATTCTTACTAAAAATTGCATTAAATGTGGCAAAGAATTTACTAAACAACCTTCTCATGGAAAGAAGTATTGGGAAAGAAGAAATTTTTGCTCTGTTAGATGTAGCACACTTGGTAGAGTATCTTTCTGGAAAGGAAAGAAAAATCCTAATATGATTGGAAATAAACTTCGTCAAGGAATTATTTCTTGGAATAAAGGACTCACGACCAAAACATCTAAAAAGATATTTGAATATGGAAGGAAATCTGGAGAATCTAGACGCAATAAGCCAAGACTTAAATTTAGAATTTCCGGTGGATATAGATACATTTTTATGCCAGGTCATCCAAAAGCGATTAAAGCATATAAAAGCGTTTGTGAACACATTCTTATTATGGAAGCACATATTGGCAGACCTCTTACAAAACAAGAATGTGTTCATCATATTAACGGGAATAAACTTGACAACAGAATTGAAAACCTTATGTTGTTTGCGAATAAATCTGAACATATGCGCTGGCACGCTCTTAATGATAAAAATAGTGGACTTAATAAATGGCATAAGGGTCATATTGTTTCTCAAGAAACTCGTGATAAGATTTCCGAAACTCTTAAAAGTAAGCATAATGTTGTAACCTATTGAAAACAAACGATTTCTAGATGCGGTCGCTGGGCTCGATATAATTTTCGTACCCGAGAACCGTAAACCCTTCGTCAACATTCTCATTAGAAAACTTTAACTGAAAAATATCAACACCTTTGTTGACCTCTTCCCTATCGACTATCAATCTCTGTCCTGACCACAAATCAATATCCCACAAGGCTACGTCCCACATAGCACCGCTTTGGGATAGATTAACTACATATTCCGTTCCAACTGTTTCATAATCAGCCTTGGCTTCAATGGTCAAATTATTGGGCGATTGCGTTTCCGAAAGACAGTAAGTCTTTAATAGCCGCATATATTTGTCGCCTAACGATTGGTCGGCGTATCTAAACCATTTCGTCTGGTAGTGTGCCGAAATCGCAGACGTTGCCACGTCCCCGTCATAATATCCAGTTGATGGATACTGGTGAACATACCCGTCATAATCTCCAAATACCATAGCGTACTGACCTGAAGACGTATCGGCTACCGTCCAAGCAGAGGCGTTAATCCCTTTAAATTTTGTCCAAGCATTATGCGCCGTATCAAAAAGAAGGATAAGATTATTTGTTCCAGAACCAGACTCTGACACAGCAACATAATAATCATTATCAACGTATTTATACGTCGAGAAGGCAAGACCCAACGTCTTGCTTGCTCTGGTAAAATTCAATCCACCGATTGTGTTGCGTATCTTCTGTGATAAAAACTTGACGGTATATGCCCCGTCATACACTGCAATATCGCCCTGCGCCGTAGTAAAGTAGATAAGATTATTTACAATGGATAAAGACTGCTGGCTCGTCGTTCCGATATTGTCAACCATCTTCTCAAGTTGAAAGCTATCTCTATCAGACCCAGAAAGCCTCCATATTGACTTGTCTAAGAAAATGTAAAGACAGTCATACGCAGAAATAAGACCTGTCACCCTTGTTCCATTATTGGAATTAACATCAAAGAAGTCTGTGACCGTCCATGTGTCAATCAATCCAAGGTTGCTGAAATACACTCTTGAAGGATAAGCGTCATTGCCGGCGAGAAATAAAATGTTCTTATGATAACAGTTTAATGTCGCAACAGGAAGATTCGCATCAGATGATAATTGATATACTGGGGCTGTCGCTGTCCATGCAAAAGGCTTCTTTTGTGTTCCGGCATCGAGCGTAATAACAACTAAATCATTCGCAACTGAAAGCGTCGCTAAATAATCAGCTGAATATCCAGATGGTAAAATCCCAGTATTGTCTGTCCACGCACTAACGGGTAATGATGTGCTTGTGTCGTACTGCTTATAGAAGGCTCTCGCCTGACCACTATCATTGCTTATTCCAAAGAGAAACTTATCTCCGTTTGACTTCTTGAAATATATCAGCCCGGTGATCTGACCAGTCGCCGCCTTATATATTGTTCCAGTTGATTCTGGAAGCGTTCTGTATCCATAACGCTTCTTGATAGCACCTGACGTATCAAAGACAATGTTCTGAATATCTGTCGCTTCGTTATCTTCAATTTCAGAAGAAGAAGACACGTCATTCAGACCACCGAAGTTACGAAAATATGAATGCTTACTCCATAGGACACCAGCGTTAGCCGTAGCCAATGAAGAAAACAATAGAATCGCTGTGAGTATTAACCTTTTAATCACGAAGAATACCGCCTATCGAATGAGCTTCTTTCTAATCCAACGCCGGGACGACTCCCTGCCTTATCCACGCACTGCTTCTTATAAATTCGGTTGGCAACAAAAGACCCAACCTTGTTCTTCATTAAAGCCAATCCTTTTTCGAACTCCTGTTGACACCATTCAGTGCCTTTTGTTACATCCCCTTTTTGAAGGAAAGTCATTGATAGTGCCCCGTAAATAAGCACCCAATCCCAATGAGATGGCATATCCGGGTTGTCATAATCATTCGCCATAATTTCCGGGATCCTGTAATAGCGATAGTAGAGCATCCTTGCGGCATCCGGTATCTGATAGAGCTGGACTATGACATTCCGAAGCTCAATGACATATGTTGTGCCAACAGATATCGCTGTAAGGGCTTCATATGTTGTGATTGATGTATCCGAATTGACGGACTTAACGGTATAAGCATTGCTACCGATAATAATCCGGCTCATGCGTCCAAGACCTTCAACGGAAGACCAAGCTGTCCCAATTCCTGTTATTGTCGTGCCAGAACACGTTACTGTCCCCGTGGTGTAAGTGTCAAGCTTCGTGCCTGACTGAACCTGATAAATTGGGTCTGCATAAGACTGCGGAACGGGCATCTGTTTATCAAATTCACCCGGCGGAAGATCTACCATCGGAACACGGTTTTGTATCTGAATAGCCGTCTTGTTCTTATCCATATCAGAAGCAAGCCGGTACTCGTCTTTATAAATCGTGTAAGAAGAGCCAACGACATCCGTAGTCCCTTGATATTCGTTATCAATGGTAAGGCTTGTATCCCCACCAACAGCCGTTATACGGTAATAAGCCGCCTCGTCTGAATGTCTAAACTTTCTCCCGATCATGGCAGAAGTCCACACGGTATCAACGCCAGTAACCGTCTTACTTCCGTTCGTTACCTTTGCCGCGCCAGTTGTGTATGTGGCTGTCGTTCTTATTGAACCCCATTGAAGGTAATACGGCCAGTCTGTGAACTGATAGACTCTCTCAAGAGCAATTTGAATCGCTCTGTTTACAAGCGACCTCTGCTGTTGGACATTCGATATTGATTCAACTGACGTTGCTATGTCAAGGCGTTGCATACTATGCCCCTTCCAGAATGCGAACCGCACAAGTGCCAGTCGCTACTATGCCGTAAATATTGACCTCTTCTTCAACGCTTAACTGTATCGTAGCCCTTGGCAATATCGGGAATCCATCATTAACTGTGACATCGGAAGCCCCAATAAACAAAACAACGTTGCCATAATTCTGAACAATAATGCTCATTCTCCTAGCAAGCGGAGTCGTCGGTAAAGGTGTAGCCGTGTCTGAAACGGAAATGTTTCTTGCCTTGAGCGTGGATTTAAAGACAAGGTTATACACTAACGTCCTGTCAGTATCCAATACCCCTTCATTCCCGGTCATGACTTTACGGCTCATTTTTCAGACCCTTTCATAAGAAGCAATTTCCGAGTGACTTCCTGCTCTCTTGTCGAAACCTCTATTTCACGGGCTTTAAGCTTTTTTTCCCGTTCAGAGAAGGCGATAACAATAGCCCTATCCTCTTCAAGCTTCCTCGCAACATCTTTCTCTCTTTGGGCAAGCTCGGCTTCCTTCTCTTTAATCCCGGCATCAACCAATTCAAGTTCTTTTATCTTCGGGTCAACAATCTCTTTTAAGGCGTTAAGCTCCTTAATTCGATTGATTATCTCATCCGTTTGCTTCTTTTGCTGTGCCTCTCTTGTCGCAAGGTTTACATTCATAGCGTCAACTTTTGCCATTAACGCTTTAGCCTCGTCTTCCTTGACCCTTGAGGTGTTCATTAACGCCGACGCCTCTGAACTCTTCTTATTGGCTTGGCGCATTGCATCTTCAGCTTTATTCCGAAGCCGTTCAACGTCGATACGCTCTTCATTTAACTTGTTACGATCTTCAAATAAATGAGCTACGGCAATCTCACGGGCTTTCAAATCTGCACTTCTCTTCTCAAACGTCCTTACATTCACTTCAAGCGCATGAGCTTTTTCGTCCATGTCACGCTCTTTTTTAACAAGAATGTCCTCACGACGCTTCTCTTCAGCCTTCTTTAATTGCTCGAAAGCTACACGTTCATTGGCAATCTGTTCTTGGGTATTCTTTAACGCCATCGTCGCAAGTAAATAATTGTGCTGAAGATTAGAGAACTCTTTTTTCCTCTGCTCAATCATTTGTGAAGCCATCTCGGAATACTCAAACATTGAAACCTTACTGTTGTCTTCCAACTTAACATCTTTCTGCTTAGCCATATTACCCCTTTAGTTAAAGTCGTTCAGTGCCGCAAAACGCCATCATCCCCAATAAACACGCCGGAGCGAATTCTAAAGGGAATGACCCGAACATAATCACCAGAAACGCCACAAGTGACGCAATATATGAGAAACCTAACGCATTCTCCGACGATAGGTTGAAATTCTTAAATGAATTGAAAATTATAAAGCCAAAGATGGCTAGTCCAATAAACCCGAAGTTTATGACCATTTCAATATAGTCGTTATGGACAAACTCCCAACGCATTCCGCTTTGGTTAATGTCAAACGTGGCAAATCTCCCCAAGCCTTGCCCGAATACAGGATTGTCCTTTATCCTTTCAATCGCCTGTCCCCAGATCGCCGCACGACCCGTGAACCCTGCTGATATCTTATTAAACCCCGGAGCTGTCAACACGACAGCAAGAACAATTGCACTGCCGGCAATAATTCCAATTACCCACTTCACGTTTCTTATATTTTTAATGAAGAAGTAAGCAAGAGTGCTAATGAATAACGCCATCATTGACGTTGAAGAATGCGTAAAGTAAAGGCAAAGAACACAAATACAAATACCAAGAGCAAATATCGGGGCATCAAAAAACAGAAAGAATGGAATCGACAGCGCAAGAAAATTCCCAAGCATATTCGGATGATCTAAAATTGCGGCAACATGGTTAGATTCGTAGGCCTTATACGTTGTAATCTGCGACATTGGGTCAAAGCCTATCGCCTGTAGTATGCCAAAAAGCGAACAGAACACCGCTGATAGACATATCGCTTTGGCTATCCTTATATAACTAGCCCTGTCAAGGCTTGTCATTATACAAAATGACGCCACAATCCCTAATATGGCATGAATCGACGCACTTAAGTTCCACATATTCAGAACACGCTTATTCTCGATCTGAATCATATATGGAAAGTACCAATTCATAAACAAACCTGCCATTATCATAAGAAGCATTATTCCAAGCCATTTATTCTTGTATTGGAATCTTTGCCCAGAGATAAAGCATGACGCAATTATTGTCATACACACCATATCAAAGAAAACAGCTTTTGGTAATCGCATCTGGTCAATAAATGACGTGTCAGGCACGAATATCCAAGGCATCAGTAATATGGCGATAACGATAATGTTTGTCATTAAAATGTCGAAGGGGTGATATTGCTCACCCCTTCAGAAGCATTATTTATGGGTTCTAGGATTAACCCAGATCCATGCGGCATCAGTATCAGTGGTGTCATATGTATCAGACAACCCTAATCCAAGAACGCCACTCGCTGTACCATCAGCCGCTGACGTTGCGGCCGCTTTTCCTGCCGTACTAGAAGCCCCCATCGGAGTCCCGGCAACAGTCAGCCCAGTGTTTATCATAGTAACAAGGTGCGGCCCACGAACACAAATGCGACCCAACGTGCCAGTCGCAATGTCTTCATCAGCAACGCCAAACACATAGACGCTGTTCGTTGTTGTCGTTGTATTAATATAAGCACCCTTCGTTGAGCCATTGGTGCTGTTTGTAACGTCAAGAATAACAACGTCATTCTTGCTTACCGCCGCATACGCATAAGCTCCAACAAAAACCTGCTGGCTTCTATACGTTGCGTCATAACCCGTTGCCGAGTTCTCAGCCTTCACGATACCCGTGAAAGCAAGAACAAAAGCAACCGCTAACAACATTTTTAAGTTACGCATTGTCTTATTCTCCTTTCAGTTAATAGGTATCGAGGTTCGTCGAAATAACACCCTGACGAGCCCTGTTTGAACAAACGAGGTTTCCAGCCCAATACATACGAGCCACCAGTGCATCCTGATCGCCGGGAGTAATCCAATCCCTAAACGACAAGTCCCTTTCACCATGCACCATAAACTTCAGATACTTCAAGTTCAGAAAATACGCATGGTTAGCAGGACAATAACTATCGAACATGACAGGAACGCCATGCCAATAGATATGTTCAAACGCCAGATCGCCATAATTGACTTTAGGAGCGACGTTGTTCTGATTGAAGCTAATCGTCCCCGTCAATACGGTGTTGAGGTTAATATAAGCCGCCTGTGTCGTAACGACAATGGTCGGCGATTCATCTCCACGGACGCAAGAGTAAAACGCCGTGTCAAACGAAGAACGTCCGCTCGTGCTGAAATTCGTTGCACAAGCTCCCTGATAATTCCGCCAGAACGAATACGTCGCAGGGTCAAGACCACCGCTGACGGTCGTTGTCGGAGTATCAGAAACGATGTTCTGTAAACCTGTAATACCAACATCACTCTCGGTGTTCGTCGAGAAGATGCCGTTCGCAGAGCCAGCTAATGCGCTCTTCATTGATTCTTCAGCCGCTTCGACAATCGCCGCCATGTAATTGATAATGGCTTCAGGATTGTTCCCTGAATTCTGCAACATCTTTGTTCCAGATGCCACAACCGGAACAGTCACCTGTTTGCGCTCGAAGATAGCGGTCGTGAATGGATCGGCTTCATTGGAAGACAACGAAGTCAACCCGGTATAAAACTGGGCACTCGCCAGCTCTTTAAAGACGGGCAACATATAGTTGACACCGCCATTCTCCATCTCTTTATTCCCCATGCGATTCAGAAAATAAAGAAGTGGGATCTTGCCGGTAATGTTATCGGCAATCTTCTGGGCCACCTTCGGGTGCGTAATGCTCCGAATTGTGTCCCAAGCTACAGTCGTTGATAAGTACGACATTTGGCTCTCCTGTCAGTTGGGACTATTTCTTTGCCAACTCTCGGAATAGGTCTTTAAACCCTAGTTTCTTTGTGTCTAGGTGTTCTTTAGAGCCTGTTATTCCAGACGAGCTTGACGAAATAGCGTTAAGTTTATCTTCGCTTATTCTGGGTACTTCTGGTTTCGTCTTCTTCGTCAGGATAGCTTGCTCGATTTCGTCAGGGTCTGCGATAGCATGAAGAAGACGACGGGGCGTGTTATTCGACTGCATCCCGTGTTTCAAGATGTCTTCTCTATACTTGCCCACCAATTCTGCACCGTATTGTTCCTCAAGGACTTTAATCTCGGAATCAAGCTGTGAATACCTCTTATTGGAAAGTTCAGTTGTTGATGCCTTATAGAACTTGTCAAATAATTCCAGCTTCTCTTTGATTTCCTTGATGCCGGTTTCTTCTTCAACGATGGTTCTCATTTGTTGAAGTGCGGCTTTTTGGTCAGTATCAGCGGCATTTTCGATTAACCTGTCAAGCGTTCTCAAATTCTTTGCCTTGGTGTCAACTTTAACTTCAACACCTGAAGCCTTGGCTTTCTTTGACTCAAGATGCTTAGTCAATACGTCCCTAGCTTCATCAACCTGAAGACCCATAGCCTCCATGTCCTGTTGAGCCTTGGCAAGTGCGGCAACACCCTTAAATTTGGCTTGGTAGCCATCTTCAAGTAGCTTTGCCTTCTTTGAAAACAACTCTTTAAACCGAGGTCTGTCCTGCTCTGGAATATCGGATAAATCAATACCCGAAACATACTCTTTTACGGGTTCACCAGCTTTTGTTTCCGTAGAAGTGCCAGTCGGAGCGGCTTCTTTCGGTTCGGTGACAGGGGCTGTCTTGGGGGAGCTTACGGTTTCCCCAACGACCTCTCTCAACGTGTCCTGAACGCTCTTAGTATTAGGCTTGTCCATTTGTTACCTTTCTTGTTTTTACTTCTTGCCGAAAAGCGTACCTTCGCCTTTGGCAGTTGAGCCGGGTTGATTAGAACCCATGTACCGACCGAACGTAGGATTCGGAGTCGTCAAGGTAGTATTCGCACTACCCATCTTAATTCCATCCTTACGTGCAACCGGCTTGCTCGGGGGTGTGAGTCTTTCTGCCATACTTCTACCTCCCTTTACACTGTGTTTGAAGGATTGACCCTTTGCCAACCCCTTTATTCCCTTTAGATTTGCTTTTCATCTTATTGCCCCTTTCTCTCTTAATATACCTTCGATATTCTTCTTATGCCCTTCAATCCTATCCGCCTTTGACGGCTCATTCTTTACTTGCTTTAATGACCCATGTTTGGGCGGTGCTTGCGGAATATCATCCGTCAAACCTAACCCTTTTAAATGTTTCTTCCATTGCCCTTTACTCGTAATATGTATTGGCTTAGCCGTCGTGGCATTATCAATAAAGTTGTACGCCCTGTCCTTATTTGTGTTCGGCAGGCTAATTAACCGATCAGCCCTATTTCCACAACGGGTGCATTTTGTTCTTTTGTCGTAATCAGAGAAAGAACGGTACATATCAAATCTGTTTTCGCACTTGGGGCAACAATATTCGTAAAGTGGCAATTTACGTCATCCTTTCGGGTGCGCCCGTACCAGCCCCTAAATTCTGTGCGCTCTGATTGATATCCCCCGCTGAAGTGTTCCCTTGACGAACAATTTCAGGGTTAGAAGATTTCATTGGCGGGCGTTTAT